CAAGAATATTGTTAACAGTATCTTTGCCAAGATAATGATCGATGCGATAAACCTGTTTTTCGCGTAGATATCTGCCCACCACAGACTGTAGATGATCAGCAGATTTAAGATCGTACCCAAAGGGTTTCTCGATAACCACGCGGGAGTGATCTGGATCGTCAAGGAATCCGGCTTCTTTGAGATTGACGATAGCATTCTCATAGCGTTCTGGTGGTACGGAAAGGAAGTAAGTTGTGTCTGCACTTTCATCATGAAGATGCATCAAACTCTCTTGGTTATCAAGATCGCATGACACAAAATCTAACCAATGACAAAAGTCTTCTGGATAATCTCCAAGATGTTCTAACCAAGATTCTTTAGTATGCTCTCTACGAGATGCACCAACAATCAGTAGTTCTTTAGGAAGAAGATCTTTCTTCCACAACTCAAAAAGTGCTGGAATCAGTTTTCTCTTGCACAGATCTCCGGTGGCACCAAAGATAACTATGCGTCTAGTGAGCGGTTCCGTTTCCATCATACTTGTCTGTTTCATAGTAGTTATTTTCACCTTTTCGTAACCCGAAATATACTGTGGATAATACAAAGGGTATGGCGATCCATTTAAGAATATCGGCAAATATCATTTCTCCCATCCTTTATTGCAGTGTTCGCATCCTTTGCCACCACATTTACGACAAATCCAATGAGTGCTATCTGACATGATGTCCTCCAAACATATATCGCATTCCGTTTAAAACCTTATTAGCGAAAGCCCCCAGACGACGCGATTCAAAACGTTCAAACAATGCCGTAGAAATGACAGGAGTGGGAACACCCAAATCGACAGCGGCATGAACAGTCCAGCGGCCCTCACCGCTATCGGAAACTCCTCCATCGAACTTATCAAGTTCTGTATTGCCACGAAGTACATCCGCAGTAAGATCCAATAACCAACTGCCAACCACGCTACCACGACGCCATAACTCAGCCACTTCAGCACAGTCAATATCGTAGCAATAATCCTTCGGATCCTCCATCGGAGCCACCTCAGCATCACCTGCCTTGACGTACTTGCTGCCAGCATTAGCTTCATGCAGGATATTAAATCCTTCTGCGTATGCTTGCATGATACCATATTCTACACCATTATGCACCATCTTGACAAAGTGTCCAGCACCTGGTGGGCCACAATGCAACCAACCATATTCAGCACTGGTTGCTTTAGTCATAGGATCAGTTCGTGGAGCACTTGCGATCCCTGGTGCAAGTGCCCTGAAAATGGGGGCACAAATCGATACTGCAGTATCTGAACCACCAACCATGAGACAGTATCCACGCTCCAAACCATAAACACCACCACTAGTACCACAGTCAATATATTGGATGCCCAATTTTTCAAGCCGTTCTGCCCTGCGTCTAGAGTCTTTAAAATTGGAATTGCCATGATCAATAATAATATCGCCTTCACTACAAAATTGTAGTAACTCATTTAAGGTGTCCTCTACAGTTTCTGCGGGTACAACCATCATAAAGATGCCTGGCCCTCTTTCCTTTACGGTAGAACAAAGAGTGGCGATATCAATAGTTACACCATCAACACCACCATTCTCATAAAGTTCTTGAGCCTTCTCGTAATTTCTACGATAACCCCAGACTTCAATCTCTTGTTTCATCATGCGGCGGGACATCCCCTCACCCATTCTACCTAATCCGATGATTCCTACTCTCATCCTTTTACCTCTTTTTGAAAATATTCCGGAAGTGGACATCCTTTAAAGTTCTCTATCTCTTTAACAGATAAAACAAACATGGTTACAAATCCAAGGCAGAAAGCAAAAAGCATCTGAGGAAAGTTATAGTTCCCCATATACGCAGTAGGATCAGGTTCGTCATCATGCGGATGCATGTGTCTTGCGATCTCTTCTATTTTCTTTTTGCGTTCTTCCTCGGATTGTTTTTTCATGTTACCCTCGGTATCTACCTGGCCATGTTAATTGCATTGCTATAGTTAGCAATGTTATGAAAGCAAATGCAAACAATGTACTCATTTAATCATCTCTATCGCTTCATGTAGTTCTTTGGAGTGTGCTAATTCATCATTTAAAATTTCAAGAATCTTGTCATCATGTCCATTGATAGCAAGATACTTTCCGTAAGTTTCTGCTGCGTGAATCTCTACTTCGTAGGAGAGATGGTAAGCAGAGCGAGGAGCCAACCAATAATAAACCACGTTGATCCAATAGTAGACAAGTACAAGGTGTCGGGCGAAAAAGCGATCAATCCAATAAGAATTGCCACCCCGACTTTCCATGTATTCCAGATGTTCTGTTTCGTTAAGAGTTTGAGCAAAATGTTCCTCCATCAGATAAATGTGTTCTGGCCCACGCAATCCCATAGATTCTCTCAAGTGTAGTACACTTAAGAATGCAAAATATGGTGCCCGAGCAATCTCCTCAAGCACCCAGAAACGTTGATAATCCCTCCCTCTGTATAAGAAATCGATAATTGCAACTGTAATATCTAAAAAGAATTTGTTAAAAGTGTTCATCATCTTCATCTGTATCCTCATACAAAGGACAAGGTTCTTCAAATAAATGTTCCATCCTCAATTGCTTAATTCTTTCTCTGAGTCCTTTATAGAACTCTCTCCTCTCGTCTTTATTCATTCAACATGAACGGTTCCGATCATTCCTGCACCTTTGTGGGGGCCACACCAGTAAGTATAGTCACCCGCTTCGGGGAATGCAACATCAAACTCTTCTCCTGGTAACATTGCCAGGGCTTCGTGACTGAGTTCATCATGATCCTCAACAACTACATTATGAGGAGGTAGCATATTGTTAACAAAGTGAACTGATTCGCCAGCACTAATTGTTACTTCTGCAGGATCAAATACTAGATTGCCACCAGATCCCATCTGCACGTCTACAGCCCAAGCAGGTGCAGCAAGAAATAATGTAGCAAGAAGTCCGAATAGAAACTTCATAAACGTTTTTGTAACTACACTATCTATGTCTTCCTAATTGAAGTGTAACGGGGATTTGTCTTGACTTCCTGACTTACCATTTTACCAAATTCCGTTACACATTTACCCCACTGCTCTCTTGCATCTGGGGCTCCTAATGCTTTTTTCGCCACAAAGTGTGCCACTCCCTCCACAGAGCAGCACACTCATCCGACTTTTTTTGAAGATGCGGTTCCCTATACATGGGAAACCTTCAGGGTTGTGTGCCCTTGACTACTTAAGTATTTATCAGCAGTCGCTAATCATAGAGTTGACTTGAGAACCTGCTGCTTCTCCTGCCCGCTGTCCAATGAGGTTTGCCCATCCTGCTGCCAACCATCCAATATAAGGGATGTTCATAACTGCAGGTGCAATAAGTCCAGTGCTAATCGCTGTTCCTGCCATAGCACCTTGACTCCGTGCTCCAGCGTCCGCCACGATGCACTCTATGTCTTCTGCAGACTTTCCCCCAGGTAGAGAAGCACCTCCCATGTTCCTCACACCTTCCATGGTGTATTGATCATAGCGAGTTTCTTTTCTATCCTCATACTTCTTACCACCAAAGAAACCACTTTGACTTTTATTCAAGTCAAGGGATTTGCTTGATTCAAGAATTTTGGGATCGTTTGCTCTATATTCAATTGTATATCCATCTTTACCTGCTTCAATTTTATATGAAGAGTAAGGAGTGCCTGTAGGGATATTGATTTGTGGTACTTGAACCTGTTGAGGTTTTCTAACCAGGTGTCCTAAGATACCAATATGGGCAATTGCCACGACTCCACCAACGGAAATCGCGGCCCATTTAATAGGAGAGTTCATATCACATTTTATATGGAGGTTGATCTGAATCAGTTACGATTTTAATAGGGCCTTGCTCAACTCTGATTGTCTGAGAAGGTGCAGTCTGTGAAGCAGCAGCAATAAGTTTTTCAAGATCTGCTTTTGTAATTGCACCAGGAGCACCAGCAGCGGCAGCACCATTAGCACCGTTCATTTTCATAGTGCCATCACCAGACTTCTTCGCCGTCTGAACCCCGAAGGTGGCTAAAACCCCAGTGAACACGGAGGCTATGAAGGTTGGATCGATTTTCTGCTGTGGCAATCCAGGAATTGTCACATAATTGAGGGTGAGAATACCACCACTCCAAACAAGAATACCAAGTCTTACCAGTGTACTGAGGACTGCTAATTGCTCATCAGCGTCCTCAATTTTATCTTTTAACTTGCCGATTGGGCCTTTCTTCTTCTCTTCAGTC